AACCTCCAACATTGTCATTGGAACTGTCCAAGTTGTACCGTTAATTTGAACATCAGCTCTTGTTCTATTAACTTTAAGAAGTGTACCAACATCGGTACCTTCTTGACGTTTGATTTTTTGTCCACCAACAACTTTAACAAGAGCACCTTTTACTAAAGTCGCTTTTGCAACTATAGTAGCTTTTGCTCTTACAATTTTTTGTTGATCTTTAATTAAAGAGATAACATTGTTCATTGTTTCTCTATCGTCGATATTAGCTATCAAAGTTGCTAATTTTACTATTTCACTTTTTTTCATATTCACTCCTTACAGTGTTTTATTATTTAATATAGGGATATTATACCACATAAAACCGGAAAAGTACATGCTTTTTTTCACTTTTTTTCACTTTTTTTATGCAGCTACCTCGAACCATTCTTTTAACTCATCTTGAGAATTACAGATATCTCCATCTTTCATAAGATATGATGCAGAATATTCTGATCTCTCAGACTCAGGAAGCATTGTCCATGCTTCGGTAAGTTCTAAGATTTCAGATCTCATATAACCATCTTCACGGTTATCAGTAACTTTAAGAGCAGTTACGTTATCTTCATTGATGAAGATTTGAGTAACAGTTTCCCAAGATTCACAAACCTTAGCATTATCTTCTACGATTTCCCAATCGATAATGTATTCCTCAGAACCAGCATTACCATAAGTTATAAGACTATCAAGTTCTTTCATAACTTTAGAAGCTTTGTTCCAATCTGAGAAATTAGGAACTACGTAAGTAGAACCACCTTTAAATTTCCAATGAGGTGTATCTACACCATGATCATAATCTTCATTATGAGCTGCGTAATTTTCCCTATATTGGGTATTGATAACTATTTTCATAAAACACTCCTTAATTTGTTTTGTTTATACTGCCTATTATACCATACCCACCGGGAATGTACATGCTTTTTTTCACTTTTTTTCATTTATTTTATCATATGCCATGGAAAGCATTTCCCAAACAAATAATATTCGCGATCTTTTGCTTCGCGCTCTGAAGGATATTCTCCTCTCATAAACTGTTTAACGTGAACCATTTCATGTGCTAATGTACACATTTGTTCAAAAAAAGATAATGGTTCATCATATTGAGTTCTTGCTATTTCAATCTCAATAGGATCTCCTTCAGTACATAGACCTTGACAATCACCTTCAAGTTTAGTTTTAAACATGATATCAATTTCTAATCTTTTGAATAGTTTAAGCTCTTTGCAGAGATTATCGATATATTGATCTACAGCAGCTTTATTTTTATATCTACCTTCGATAGTATAAATCAATGCAGTGGTCTCGGTGATCCTTCGATAACGATTTGATCAAGTTCCATTTGATCAATAATTTCTATTCCACATCTATCTAAAACTAATGCACACATAATTTCCCATGAGTCATTTTGTTTATCAGATTTGTCCATTGCAAGTTGCATCTCTTTGTAATTCAAAGGGATATCAACTGGATATCCTGTAGCAAGGTGCGTACATTTTAATCCATTTCTCATAATTTAATCCTTATTTAATTGTTTAATAGGGATATTATACCATACCCACCGGGAAAGTACATGTTTTTTTAATATTTTTTTAGAATAAAGATATAACACCAAAGAATATGAGCCTGGTGTGCATCGTTCTTAGTAAGTACCTTCAAACTTATTTTTAAACGCACACCCGCTCACAGAGCAATGAAGCCCTGCTTGGATTGTTATTTTTTAGCTGTTGGGGAGTAAATTGTAATTAGCTCTTCTTTGCCTTTTACTTTGATTTTTCCAATCTCATGAGAGACATACCCAGACGGGAGTTCTTTCATTGTGAAAGATGAATATATTGTCTTATGATCTATATATTCATGTCGTGCGGCAGTGGCCTCGAGCCGAGCGGCAAGGTTGACTGCATCTCCAATAACCGAATAGTCAAATCTGGATTCACTACCCATGTTACCAACAATACAATCCCCGGTGTTAATACCAGTCCCAACATTAATGTCAGGAAGGCCACGTTCTTTATAGACTTCTTTAAGTTCATTTACTTTTTCTTCTATTTCAATTGCTGACTTAACTGCCATTTCAGCATGATTTGTACAAGGTAATGGTGCATTCCAAAATGCCATTATGCAGTCTCCCATATATTTGTCAATTGTTCCCCCATTTTTGAGAATGATTTTTGTCATTGCATCAAGGAATTCATTGACTAATTCTACTAATCCTTCTGGATCATCATTATTCTTATAATGCTCAGATATCGGAGTAAATCCACAGATATCCATAAATAAGAATGTCATTTCTTTTCTATCACCTCCAAGCTTCATCAAACTTGGATCTTTAATTAACATGTTAACCATATCTGGTGATAGATATGTACCAAATTGACCCTTAATTTGTTGCCTAAGTTTAAACTGAATCCAAAAGTTATTAAAACTTGCATGCGCGAATACTATTATATATAATACTATAGCGAATGTCCAATCAAGGAGATACATTGAATTCGACCAGAAATAGGCTGATGAGAAGTAGGAGGCAACGAGAGCTGTCACAAAGGCGATTGCACCATAATATGCGGAAAAACGATATGAACAAACCAGAATTAACAGAGACCCAATTAGAATTAGACTTATTTCCAGTAGATTCGCCCAAATCGGACGGATTATTGATGAAGAAGCTTGAAGACCACCTTCCAGGATTGTCGCAAGAACAGATGCTTGAATCTCATGAGGAAGCTTTAACCCTGACGGAGTCGGACTCTGTGGCACTATCCCGAGAGCAGAAACTCCAATCAGAACTGTTTTCCCCTGAAGATCTGGAAGAACATCCACTCCAGCAGAATAACGATCAAACTTTATTGAAGGATTAATCCATACCCTTCCAACATTATCTGTTTCAGCATATAATTTTGGTGGTATAAACAGATCCACTACTCCAGTTTCTTCTGTCTTTATTGTATAACCCTTTGTTTGTTTCTCTGCTCGTATTATTTCGACAGGTAGAGAAGGATATAACTTATTATTAGCCTGCACAACTAGAGGCATTCTTCGTACCAACCCGTCTATTTCTGGGGATACATTTATCATCCCTATGCCCCATGCGTCATCTTCTAGCATAGGAATGTTTGTTAGTATCTTATTATATTTTTGTACGAACTGATATGGATCTCCCTCCCCGGCTTGGGCGGTGCCTACATATGGAGCTACATCATTCCTTCCTCGAGCATCGGCTTTCTGTGATAGGACAACACCAGAACCTTTAATCCACGATTCAAATGCAGGATCTCCACCTAACCGATCCGGCTCAGGAAACATTATTGTGAAGGCCTTGATTCCAGCATTTGCATTAATTAAATCTGAAATTATTTGAGCATAGTATTGTCTTGGTAATGGATATTGTCCCCATTTGCCAAGAGTTTCTTCACTGATATCAAGTAAAACGATATCTTCTGATTTTGTTTGGGGAATAGATTGTATTTTAGCATCAAAACCCATTAAACGTATTTGTTCAACAGGTTTGATATCGGCTACTCTAATTACTAAACCTAATACAATGACAATAGCAACTGTCCAAAACGATGTAATATATTTCATATTTGTTCTTCTTGTTGGTGAATCCAAGTTTTCATATCAATTAACCAATTCTTCAATCTTAAAGCTTGTTTCTCATGAAATATTTGTTCTTCTGGATATTTTATCATTTGAATATTATGATAATCTATCATATGAAGAATTAGACCAATTGCATCTTGATATGGCATACGCACTTCGGTAGAAAATGTTCGTTCTACCTTGGACTTTGACTTTTCCATTACACATTAATTATTCTTGTGTAATGCTTATTGAGCAACCCGTGGCGGTTAAACAGTTTTGAGATAATGTATAAGATTGAGCAGTACTTCCCTTTTGAACAAGATCTAAATCTGTAGGATATGATCCTAATAAATTTACTACTGCAGTATGTGCACCGTTATCTCTTTGATTAACCATTACATCATTACCATTTGAATTTCTTATTGTCATAGTAAATGTTTTATTTCCATTTTGTGCTTGTCTAATAAATATGTCGTTATTATCAGTATATACATTAGCTGTGATTGAATGTGTAATACCAGCGGTATCCATTTTTTGACTTCCAACAAATTTATTATTATCACCATGCATGTCCAGCCTTACAAAATTTCCTCCGGGCTCATTACCATCGTAATTCCACGTTGGTGTCCAATTTGAAGTATCGTTTAATGAATAACCTTGACCAAATTTAACTGTATTACTATCTCCTAAAACATGAAATTGGAAATCATTATCTGCGCAACTTGATACAGAACATTTTTGTCGAATATCAAGATTATTACTTAATCCATCTAAATCTCCACCCCAACTATATCCAGAACCCCATGAATCGGTCCAACCAATATAATTGTTGTTTCCTAATTGTAAAAGATTTATAGTATTATTGTTATGATCAAATGAAAATTTGACCAAATTAGTATGACCAATTTGTTCTATACCGAGATTTAAATTATCTCCTGAATTGACTTGATCTATATCAATATGGTTGTGCTCATCACCCGCCTTGACGAATGACGATAACGACAGACTGACCATCGCCAACAGTAATAAGATTTTTTTGTCCTTCATTTTCACTCTCCAACGTTGTTCCTGAACCTATCGGTATTCTTACCGATATTACTCCGTTTACTTCTCTATAGAACCAAATTTGTCCAGCACCTTGATCTATAATTGTATTATATTGTGTTGTCTTATCAAATCCTGGTGCGGTGGTTCCCGTAATATCTCCTGATCCGGATGATGAAGATAATACTCTTTTTTGCTTTAATATATTAACTTCTTCTAAAGCAACTAAAACATCTTGTAAGAAGTCGACATCGAGAAGATCCATGTCGAGTTCATTGAATTCTAAATCATCTTCTGCTAAAAAATCATCGGCCAGATAATCAGTATCGAGCTCAGTGAAATCAAGTAGGCCATTAGAACTGCCTTTAGCATTACTTTGACTTTCATCTTGTTGTTCCTTTATTTCTTGAGGAGGATTAACAATAAACATATTGTCAATCATATTTAAATTTACATTTTGAAGCGTAACAGGTTGAGATGGTGATGTTCCATAACTCGATACCATTGTAGCTTGATATGCTTCAGAGAGTACAACTACACCACCCTCATTTGTGACTGTAATTTCTCCTGATGGTGAACAATCACCATCTATAGTACACTCAGTTTCCGGTAGGAGAATTACTAAACTTCTTCCTAACTCATCGACTGATGTAGTAAAATCCGTCCCACGTACGCCCACTGTGGCGGTTGGAGTTTCAATTACTATATTTTCTTTAGGTAATAATCCTAATCTTCCAGTAGAAAATCGTGCAGTACCACTGACCATTTTCATACCTATTCCACCATCTTTGGTGTCTTTATTATAATAATATTCGTATAGAGTTACTTCAGTATGTTCCGTTAATCTAAGTACTGACGTATCTATAAAATCTAATTTAAGTCTACCATTGACCGTTTCAATATGATCCATAGCGACTACACCTAAACCAAGATCAGTGGCAAATGACTCGCCTTCACGAGTTATTCCACCACTGCCCTTGTGTTCAGTTATACTGCCAACATCATTGGCAAAAGCTGTTGAACTAATCAGTAATAAACTAGTCAGCAGTATCTTTTTGCTTAATGTCAACAATACCATTTTCTGTATCAAAATCCGCACTTATTACTCCATAACACCCGCTCACACCAGATGGGCATGTACCAGATGATTGAATAATATCAATATCACCGTTTGAACCTATATATTCCATTGTTATTGAATTGTATGCACCATCAGATTGTGTTGTTAAGAAGTTATTTGAACTTCCAATAACATCTACATTCCAAGTTACATCATCAGCATTAATATCAATATTCCAAACGTTCGATCCACCAGTTATATCTAAATCAAAATCCAGTCTTTCAGCTGAGGCTGTATAGCCCCAATCTATATCGAAAGTATTTGAAGATCCAGCTATGTCAACGTCCATTACGGACGAATCAGCACTTCCACCATAACCTACGTTCCAATCCCATATGTTACTACTTCCAGTTAACTTTAAGTCAACATCAGTAGAATCAAATAGTGTTGGACCAAAGATTTGGTTCAAATTACCGATCATATCTATATCCATCGTGACGGTATTACCAGTTAAAACCCAATCAGTAGCACAATCTCCACTTGAGATAGTTCCACAAAGCTTATTACCATAACCGATTTGGTCTACGTATAGCTTTAGTGTATCTCCAGATTGATCTAAAAGAATTTTGTTGTCATTGGCACCAGCGAACACAATTACAGGGCATAATAAAAGAGCGAATGCGATATATCTTTTAAAAATATTCATCCTCTTATTTCCTCTATGTTATCAGGAGTAGGTACTTCCACTGGAAGATCTACTTCTGAGTTATCTTCGGACTCAGGAACTAATATTATTTCGGCTTCGTCAATAATCTTTTCGACTTTACCTTCTATTATTTGCTCCATTGGCCAGTTTATTTTCCAGAAGTCGAGTTTCTCCCCCTGGTATATCATTTCTAACACAGCTGCTTCAATTGTTGAGCGAAGTGACCGTGTTACAGATTCGTTTTCTGTCATTCCATCTTCTATTTCTACAAGTTGGGTGTCCATATCAACGAACTTAAAGACATCATAACCATCAGCTATAGACAAAATGGTTTTTGATGTTTGCACATTTAATAAAATCTCACCTGTTAATGTGCTAACAGCTCTAAGCGAAACTGTAACTATATCTCTGCGGTATTGTTGTGAATAACCAATTCCGAGTGTTCTAGCTCCTATTCCCCCTGTCTCGATATTAGTATCAAATCCTATGATACCTCCCTCGAGAATGATTCCTGCGAAAAGAAGTGGTGCTAAACCAGTTTTATCTTCTTCTCCATATTGTTCTCTTGTAGTACGAACTATTTGACGTTCACGTGTAAGATGATCTATTCCTACACGTTCTACTACTCTGAACCATTGTCCTGATCCAGCATTTTTTAATGCATCAATAAGCATTGTATCACCGCCTTGTGATACAGCAGTACTAAACATTGCAGCATTTCCTTTTTGTTTTCTTTGACCTGTTTTGTCAGGAAATCCGTATACTGCTACAACTATTTGTTTCTCTTCTGGCCTTCCAGGTAAATTCCTTAATTGTTCATATGTAGGTAATTCTACAACTTGTGGAGCTTCTACACATGCTAAATTTAATGATGGATTACAGTTTGTAGCTGATAATCCATTTGGTGGCACAATCGAAGCACATCCTTGCATAAGAATGACTCCGAAGAATATTCCGATAAATTTCTTAATCACCGCCTGCTGTTCCTGCACCTATTGGAATTACTATTTGTGTTTCTGTGCCATCTTCAGCAATAATTGTCATAACTATGACATCATCGCCTTGAGTACATGCCCACAAACTAGCATCACATGTTGTTTTTTGATATGTAATCGTATTACCTTCAAGTATAAAACTACCATATGTTGTTTCTGTACATGTTCCAGCAGCAATTGCTTCAGCTGAACATGCTTTAAATAACTCTTCTACCAGTTGTTTACTTAATTGGGCATAAATCCTCGATTCGAGGTTTCGCATAAATTTAGCTAAAGTAGTATTTTCAGCATCTCTTTGTGCTGCTTGTAAAGCACTTTCTATGTCATCAGCAATAGCTTGTTTTCTGCTAAATTCCTGATTCTCAATAGTAAGATAATGTGATGATGTACCAACTCCGCTAAATGACGGATTTTTAAATTCATGTACTAATTCATCAGCATTAGCATTTGGCGTTAAGCTTAATACTGATAATACAAAAATCCCAATTAAAGTAGTTACTTCTAATTTATCTCTTAGGTTTTTTATCTTCATTCTGTTTCTCCGCGAGAGCTTCCTTTTCCTCAATATCTTCTAAGAATTTTTGTCTCTCTCTATATTCGAGTACAACATTTACCTTCTGCTGTAATCGTATCATATCTTGATCGAGCATTCGAACTTGATCAATTAACCTGATAAGAGCAAAATGCATCTTTTCTATTTCAGGTTCTAATTCATTGGATATAAACTGCCATACGTAGTATATAAAATATCCCATTCCAACTGCCAAAACAATTGGAAATCCATAATCGTTGATGAGAGCAACTAATGTAGGATCTTGTTCAAGAACATCCATTAATCTCTCCTTGCATCGATTTTACCATCCTCGACAAAGTTTGACGCTCTTGCTACTCTGTCGACGGGTGGTGTAAGTTCCAATGCGCTACTCACCAATAAATCTATCTTTATCATCTCATTATTCATAGTCGTTACTCTAGTTTCTAAGCTCTTAGTGAACATAGTAAGAGTGGCGATAGAATCAACGAGACCACCTAAAATCTGTCTTAATATTAAGAATATAAAATAGCCCATCACCAGAGATCCGGCAATCGGTGTACCTACCTCCATTATGAGTTCAAATATTTCCATAGTACTATTTATACTGTTGGAAACTCTAGAATGTTAAAAAGAGACAGATTCTCCACAACCACAGGACGCAGTTGCATTTGGATTTATGAATTTAAATTCTGAATTGAGACCTTCTGTGACATAGTCTAAGGTTAATCCAGTAAAGTTGTGTAGTTGACCAGTTTCTACTACGATTAGAAAATTGCCATAATCGATTACGTGATCGTCAGTATGTACTGTATCAGCATAATCCAAAATATATTTAAAACCGTTGCAACCCCCAGGATGATACCCAATTCGTATAGTATCATTCCCCGCATCTTGGGTTTTTGATGTGAGTTGCTGTATTGCTTCATTAGTTAACTCGATCATTTGGACCTCGATTGTGCTGTCTATGGGCTTTTTTATCTTCCCAATTTTCTATGGCTTTGCGAATAGAATCTTCGGCCAATACAGAACAATGAAGTTTGATAGGCGGAAGTTCTAAAGCTGCTGCAATATCTTTATCTTTAACTTGCTTAGCTTCGTCTATGGTTTTACCCATAAGCATATCAACGAATAATGAAGAAGATGCGATTGCTGAACCACATCCGTATGTTTTAAATTTGACGTCAACGATTTGCTCGTCATCATTCAATTTCAGTTGTAGCTTCATGACATCACCACACGCTGGTGCCCCTGTCATTCCGGTTGCTACATTGGATTCTTTGGGATCGAATCGGCCTACAGAGAATTTCTCTGGAGAGTTTAAAACAGATTCAAATCTGTCTACTACTTGCTTTGAATAGGCCATGATTCATTTAATTAATTAGCGAATGCCACAGAAACTGCTAACGATGTAGCTGCTCCTGCAAGTGTATCAGAAGGAGCTTTTTGAATATATCCTACTTCACCAGCTGCTAATGTCACAGTTGCAAGAGTAGTACCACCTGCATTTTTCTGTGTTATAACTTGTACTGAAGTTTTATTGTTCAAAACTCTTACTAATTTAGCAAAGCCAACGTTAGATGCAGAGGCAATTCCTGCTTCTGATCCTAATAGTCTTATTACTGCCATTTTATTTTCCTCTTAAATAACTATTTATATATTTACAATCTTCATTTGATAATGTTAGCAATAACATCTTCAAATTCTTCGATCTTCTCTGTACGATTAGGCCAGAGTATATATTCCTTTTCAGGATTTTTCTTTAAGTTAGATAGCAATGGTAATATTGCGTTATATAACTTTCCTAATTTTGCTTCTGCTTCAGCTAAATCTGCTGATGCTGTTGAAGCGGTTTTAGTAACAGATTGTACTGCTTCTAATTCATGTTCGTCTACGGCTGTAAAACCAAAGTCGAAATCTAAATTTATGTCTGCCATTTAAATGTCCTCTTCGTCTCTTATAGTATTTATATAAGAATACTTCTCTTTACGAGTATAATTTGATTTATCTCTCTCGACTTTCGTCATTGCATGTGCAGGAGTAACTCTGCGATGTTTCACCTTTGGAATTTTGATTGTTTCTTTTTTAATTTTCATCTTTTATTACCATGGTAACATTGTCATACCAAGTTGGTTCAAACCCAACTCTAATAATATGAATATAAGTAGACATGGACCTAACTGCCAAGCCCACCATTTCCAACCTTCTAAACTATCTACCCATTGTCTGAGTTTACTGTTTCGAGCTTTATCATAGGCGCCAGAATTCTCACCAATTTGTTCTGCCCAATAATTAGGATCAACCCAATTTTTAATCTTTTTTAATATCTTTATCATTTTTAATAGTGGTGGAGCTGACAGGGGTCGAACCTGCGACCTCATCCGTGCAAGGGACGCGCTCTCCCAACTGAGCTACAGCCCCACGTTTTTTGTTTCCCCAAATTAAATCCCAATTATCTGCGTATTTACTTTCATCAGAATTTCTTCTTTTAGAACCTTTTCCTCCATGCCATTGTTCAGTCATCATTTTCCCGTGTATAAATAGTATAAATTATATGTTAAAGAAAGAATTAAAGAAATTTCATAAGCTTATGAAATCAGGTAGAATAAACAAGGTCTTAAAACTAATCCTACCAATGGTGGATGATTCCAGCCGTTATAACGAAACACGTAAGAAAGTTAACTAAAACCACTGCTGTTCTAAATAATGCAACGTGATCACTGAATGTATCAGAACCTTCCTTTGCCTTTTCTCCGAGAGAAGCTGCCCAAACTTTCCATATATATTTCATCATTCATATTCTGCCAATGTATAATACACTGTTAATTCTTCACCTTCTATAATAGGTCTAACTGTAAATAATTCTCGTTGATCACCGTGATGATAATGAATATTGTTATTCACATAACAATTTGGATCCTCAGAATGATTCAAAAATCCACCTAAAGGTGTTCTAATCCAATCTCTTCGTTGAGAACACCATATATGTGTTTCTCCTAAAAATATTCCAGCTTTGAAATCTTCGGTTGCTATTATTCCGTTTCCATGCACTCCAGGTCCAACCTTTAAACCATCACATAATGGTTTATATCCATTCTTAAAATTCATTTATGCCTCTTTTGGTACGTATACTATTTTTATGCCTCTTCTGACCAATTCATTTCTACATTTCTGCTTAAGTTTAGGTTTAGCATTAGAACTATTAATAGTATCAAATAATTCTTTTTGCGGTATACCTTTTATCCAATAGTGAGTTGTAGTATATTTTCCGGTCTGTCTATCTCTTGTAATTTGAGATTCTTTAAATTTTGTAGGCATGTTTATTTCAATCGTTTTATTTGTCCTTTATCGTTTGCTTTCCAAGCTTCGAATGACACATTATTATATTCATCTTTAAGAGATAATAAAGCTTTTAAATTACTTACATCATCATCAAAAAGTCTTATTGTGGAATATTCCCCAGTATCGAGGAATTGTTTAAAGATTACCGCCTTTGCGTCAGCGCTACCTTTTAGACCTAAGTTACCTGCTCTAATAATATGAGCATTATCGATATCTATTCCATGAGATCTAAAAGTATTAAGGAATAATTTTTTATCATCCATATCGGCTCTTGCAGTTACGATAATAACTTTAGATCCTTTTTTGGTTGCATTCCTTAAGATTGCTTTAAACTTTTTGATCATTTTTCCGATCGGCACAGCTGTTTGTTGAAACAGTTTTGCAGATTTGAATTGACCATAATCAAATTCTTCATTACCACCTAGTTTATATGTATTATATTGTTTAGGAGTTAATGTTTTTTTCTTACCAGTTTTGGTATTTAAAACGACAACTTTCGCAGAAGTTTTAAACATAGTATCATCTATATCAAAGATCGTCAGACCTTTTCCTTCACGAATCTCTGTGAACGTTTTCATGGGTATATTATACCATAGTTTTTAGCATTTGTACATGCTTATTTTAATTCTGATAGAGTGTTCAATTTATCTTGAGCTGTCGCTAATTTCTCCAATTCACCATCAATAGTGGTAATCATATCAGGATGTTCTGCAACACCTGCATGTGAACCTATCATAATTTTAATATTCATTCTATGAGTAGCAATTTCACCTTTTAATTTAAGTGTTAATGCTTCCATAATTCCGTCTGTATAATTTGCCATTCTTATCTCCCAAAGAGTTTTCTTCTTTTAAACTCTGTTATAGTATTTATTAAATCCTCAGTCCAATTATCACGTTTTTCGATAAATATTTGAGGTTCTACATCTCCTGCAATGGCCACCACTAATTGAGTTATTGGTTGACCTGTTCTTTCTTCCCACATAATAGCATAAGCTGCCGCTTGCATAAAGTAATTTGATATCCATTCTTTTTTCTTATATTTTGCTGAAGTTTTCCAGTCTATAATACTTATCTTATTATCCCATACTCCAACACAATCTACTGTTCCAGCTACACCTAAATGCTTTGAATACATTCTTTTTTCAGTAGCATAAACCTTTGTTAAATTCTTTTCTATAATAGGTTTAATATCTCTAAAGTTTGATTGAGCTATTAAACTTGGATTTGGTGCACCTGCTGCATTTAATACAAATGCTTCTAACATATCATGTACTTCGTTACCTCTTGATGAAGCATTTCTAGAAATTCTATTTGCTTCTTCTTCACCAACTTTAGCTCTCCATTTTTGAATGCTTTCTTCACTTAATATTGATAGTACATTTGTAATGCTATAATACTTATCTCCATCTGGATCAGTATAGTATCTTCCGCCTGGTCCACCATTTACTTGTTCTAATCCGTATGGTGTGTTATTTAATTCTGATATATCAAACATTATGCTATCATCATGCAATTTACCCATGTCTCTGGTTCATATAACCATGGTTCACAAAGTTCCCATTGATCAATTGGTTCTGATGGTATTTCTATTTCTTCTTCACACATATATGTTCCATCTTTATCATTATAGCATAATCCATCTATAATTTCAATAGATGAACAGCTTGATGTGAATAGTAATATTGATAAAATAATTATAATTTGAACTATTACTAAATTGTGTAGTATTCTCATTTTGTTCTTACATTGTCCCGCAATCTTGGTGGCATTCCACTTTTAATTCTATCTTGGACTTCCTTCCATCCATCACCAGCTTTATTAAGCATAGAACCTTCTTTACCTCGAATCATATTCGATGTTCCAATTTGTTGCTGTAGATCTGGATTATCTTCCTTAAATTTGTCTAATTCTTTCCAACTCATAGTGTATTCGGCAATTTCACCCGTCTTTAAGTTTTTAAAATCATATCTTGGCATTAAACCACTCCGGTTGTTGGCGTTTTGTCCACACCATTTTAAATCGTTCTTGTTTTGTTTCGTAGAAATTTCTATAAGATTCTATTGGATCTTCAGTTATACATTCAGGAAATGCTGCCATTGCTAATTTGAATGGAGTCATTTTTTTAACTGGTATATTATCAGGAATTCTAGCTAAAGCATCTGCTAAATATTTTTCAGTAGAATGTACTTTTCCATAACGATATGTGTATTCCTTACATAGTGCCATAAAATGAACATAATGCCATCTATAATTGTGCATTGATTCTCTTGTCCATACAGTTGATGGATGATTAAAATGACATGCTTTATATAACAACTCTTCTCTTTCGTCGTCTAGTTTCCAATATTGCAACATAGATCCTGACTTTGATGGTCTACGTTCCATAGTTCCATCGAGCATACGATGGACTGTTGAAAGCATTTGTCCTGATTCCACTATCATTTTTACGACGTGTTTGTCGCACTGCATTTGAGCAGCTTTCACGGGATCATTATCTAAAATAAAAATATTCATAATATATATTATACCACATTTTTGGTAAAAAGTACACCCCTACCTGCAGATAGGGGTTTACTCGTAAATTCTTTGGCGTGTCCTCCTTATTAATAATTGATTAAAAAATACCAATCACAAAATAGTCTTGATCACCTCCTTAGTCTTCAGTTTTCTCCTTGACAGCTACTTTTTTCTCACTTTTTTTAACTGTCTCCTTTGCTTGGATAAGAGTGGGCCATGTAGTTCTGATTAACTTTTCAGTTACGCCTTTATATTTGCCTGCTAATTTCTTATCCTTCATAGCAATAACTAGTTCAGCTTCACTTGGATGTAATGATTCCAATATGGAGATGAACAATTGTTCTCGTTTAACAGCAGTCATAGCTTCGCCTTTTCCGCCTTTAACGAAATATCCAAACCTTCTTTGCTGTTTATATAAATTTGAAGGTTCATACCCCTTTGGAGCATCATCCTTTCTATATGGAGGTTCACCTTTAGGTAGATTCCATTGAACAGAATCGTCAAAAGCACCTCTTAAAATTGTTATTAATGGAACTGAATAGTTCGCTTTTAGGAACTCAGAACGTTCCTCTTGTGATTCACACTTGGCAGCTAGCTCAAGTATTTCTGATATCATTTTCTTTTTAGCCATTGTAAAATTCCTCTACGCTTTCAATCAAATTATTGCATCTTTTCTTGATTAGATAATTTAAAACCCGCATCTTCATCGCTGGTTTTTGGTTTATATAGTTATCTATAATAGTTTCAACCTTATCCGAAGGGATTTCGTGTAAATCTATTAAAGTTTTATTCCTTTGAAAATTACGATATTCTTCTGAAGTCATAACTTCTTGCAATTTATCTGAATTTTCAAGCCAATGATCGATTTTCTTTTGTGTCATTGGGGATTGTCTTACTTCATCTACGAAGACATTATCACCTGATAATACATTAGGAATACCATCACTTTTATCACCTCGACATATATGTTCAAATAAGAACTTTCGAGGATTCGAATCGGAAACAGTTTTCTTTTGAATAGGAGAAAACTGTTTCACATTTGAATATTTTTGTAATTGAACAAAATCTTTATCTGAAGATATAATCATTACTGGTTCATTCTTACCAAATTCTTGAGTATCTATTGCTAATGCACCTATCATATCATCAGCTTCAAAACCTTCCATATGCATTACTTTATATGGAAGATATTCTCTAATTTCTTCTCTTACAAGATTTAAAACTCTAAATATTTCAGTCCAATCTTGATCCGAATTGTCTCTATTCTTTTTACGATGTTGTTTATATTGTGGATAATATTCCTTTCTCCACGTATTAAAACCATCAGCACATATAACCATTTGGCCATATTCATCTCTATATTTCTTATTGTACATACGAATACTATTTAGTATCATATGTCTTATAAGTGCTTCATCTCCTAGTTTTTGTATTATTATGTTTGATAAAGCAATTTGATTATAATCAAGTAATATCATCTTCTTCAGTTTCATCCTTTATAATTAAATTGTCGAAATCTATTTCTTCACCGTCATCTGCATGGTATTCTAATATTTTTAATTTAGCATATAATTCAGTTAAATCATCTTGCAATATATGTTTTTGATCTTGACTACGCATAAACACAGAAACTAATAAATTCAATATAACGAACATATCTTTATATTCGTCTGATTTTAGCACATTCATATCAAATGCGCTATCATAATGTTCTATTGCAGCTTCATCTATAAGAGTTAAGCAAAATCTAGCCAATGAGATACAATCTTCATGTATGTTTAATTCTTCTAAATATTCTTCAGATTCGAACAATTGATCTCTTGCAATCTGTTGTTGCCTGAGCTTAGTAGGAAATTGTATTATGTTACTTTTCGACATAGGGTATATTATACCATATTTTTACTCTTTTGTACATGCTTTTCTTTTAGATATTTGACAGAATTTCCACCAATACGAACATTGATAATGCCATTGTAGTAATCCTCACGAAGTAATACATCTTCTTCGAACTGAACCTTTGCTTCCAAATAAGCACATTCACCCTTAGTTTTACAAAGAATAAGAATCTCGCGACAGAAAGCTTCAGCTCCCATCGTTTCAATGTCCTCCAGAAGGTTTTTACTACTTCCGTAATACTTTCTCCAATCACTTTCTACTAATAGTTTCTTTCTTCGTTTTCTTGTTTTTGTAATTGGTAAGGTCTTTTTACTCCAAAAGAACTTCTTACCGATGTATTTCATTCCGTTGAATCGATTTGTTATCTTATAAACAAATCCATAATATACGTCAGAATTAAAATCTGTCGGTGGCTCCCATATTCTGCCTAAATGTGTCCAATCCATATATGTATTTATACATCTTCTTCATCGTCTATTTCTTCTTTAGGTTCTCCAAACCCGCAGAATGGGCAAAAACATGGTTCGGGTATTAACATATCATCATCCTCTTGTATGGAAATTTCAGATTCCATATAACATTCAGGACATGAAAAGTTAAAAATCACCTTTCGTTCCAGTCAGTGTTGTGCCACTCTTCTAGTTGTTGATATCCTCCAATAGATTCACCATCAATTTTAATTTGTGGAAATGTTCTTGCTCCTGGAAATTGTTCAAACAATTCTTCTCTCGTAAAATCAACATCAAGTTGTTTATATACATATTCGTAATTGTTTTGTTGACATAAAGCTTTTGCTTTATCACAGAACGGACATACCGGTTTTCCATATATTTCTATCATTTAAATAATACTCCTATTATCGACATCGATACACCCATAAAACCTAATACTACTATTTGAACAATGCTCATAATAAATACTTGCTTCATCGGATGTACTTCTACTACTTTCTCTATCCAATCTTCGCTCGGAGAAAGATTGGCTGCTTGAAGGATTTTCTTTTCTGTTTCTTTTTTCATAAACTTAAATTAGATAAAGTTTTTTGATCCACATCTTGTTTTACTCCACCAGAAACATACGAAGTTATTTCGGTTTCTTGAGGAGCTACTTGGACATTTCCTCCACCTATCCATTTTTCAGTCCATGGTAATGGATTAAGTTTTCCTACAGTATAAGGACATGGCATACCTAAAGCCCGCATTCTTTTGCAGCCTATCCATTCTACGTAGTCACTTAAAAGCTTTTCATTTAAACCAATCATAGAACCATCTTTGAATAAGTAATTAGCCCATTCTTTTTCTTGTTCAATAACCTTAACGAATAAATCTATTGATTCTTGTTCCAGTTGTTTTTGTATTTTAACAAAATCTGGATCTTCTTGTAATAGCTTTTTAATTAAAACTGTTGTTCCTGCAAGATGAGTATTTTCATCTCTTGCAATAAACTTAATAATTTTAGCATTGCCTTCCATTCTTTTAAGCTCAGCAAATGCCCATGAACATGCAAAAGAAACATAAAAACGTATTCCTTCTAAAGCATTAGCTGATAACATACACATCCATAATGCCTTCTTATGATCCATTTTATTTGTAGGACCATTATTGCAATCTATTAAATCATCATAATATTTTGCTATATCATTACCACATTCTAATATTTCTTTTATATCTAACATATTATCAAATACTTCAGATGGATTTGGATATATGTTTCTTATGATATGTGTATAAGATCTTGAATGTATTGTTTCAAAGAATGACCATGTTTCTATCCAATTTTCAACTTCAGGTAATGAAGCAATTGGTAAAAATGCCATATTTGGTGCTCTTCCTTGAACACTATCTAATAAGATTTGTCTTTTTAAGTTGCTTGTAAAGATATGTTTTTCGTGGTCTGTAAGTTGATCAAAATCCTTTTTATCTTTCGAAACATCTACTTCTTCTGGTCTCCAAAAGAATCCTAATTGTTTCTCTGTAATCTTATCTATTTGAGGATATTTTAATTGATCATATCTTGCGATATCTACTCCTTCATCGAAAAACATGTTTTTTACTAAGTGTGATTTTTTGTTTTTATTAAGTACTCTTGTCATATCACACAGCTCTCACAATCTTCATCATCTATTAATTGTTGTTCTGTCGTTTGTTCTTGTATTTCTTCTTCATTCATTTCACCAGCTCCATCGAAAGTGTTAAAGTAATATAGTTGTTTGAGACCAAATTTATATGCTGTTACTAAATCTCCAATCATGGCAGACATAGGAACTTTTTGATCTTCAAAATGTTCAGGGTTATAAGATGTATTGACACTAATTCCTTGGTCAATATATTTTTGAAGTATAGCACAGATTTTAAGATATCCATCTGGACTTTTTTGGTCCCAAAGGAGATCATATTTATTCTTCAATTGAACGATGCCTGGAACGACTTGAGCCATTACACCATCTTTCGATTGTTTATACGATACTAAAGCTCTTGGAGGTTCAATACCGTTTGTGCTATTACTAATTTGTGCAGATGTTTCAGCAGGCATTAATGCCATTAGAGTCGAGTTACGAATGCCTGTTTCTCTGAGTTGATCTCTTAAATCGTCCCAAGGCATACGTTCTTTATGCTCTGTTAAATTATCTACTGCACCTTTATATGTATCAATTGGAAGAACCCCACGTGCATATTTTGTTTGATTATTCCATGTACATGGCGCCTTTTCTATAGCAAGATCTGCACTTGCTTTAATAAGATAATATGACCAAGCTTCTGCATATTCGTCAATGGTATCAAATGCGCTTTCATCGTATTTAAGACCACGTTTAGCTAAGAAGTATGCAAGATTAATTATCCCTATTCCCAATGGTCGTCTTCCCATTGTTCCTCTACGTGCTTCTTCAACGGGATAACCTTGATATTGAAGAAGATTGTCTAAAGCTCTAACAGCTAAAGTACAATATTTTTCGAAATCTTTTGGATCATTAATCATTCCCCAATTAATAGCACTTAATGTACATAAAGATATTTCTCCTTCATCTCCATGATCTAATGGAGTTGTAGGTAAATCAATCTCACAACATAAATTTGACATTCTAATTGGTGCTTCATATGGATCAAATGCACCGTGATCATTAGCATGATCTACATTCATTAGATATATTCTACCAGTGTCTTTTCTTTCTGTTAAGAATGATTGAAATACTTCTAATGCTGGAAGAGTTTTCTTTCTTATAGAATATGCTCTTTCATATTTTTCATATAATTTTTTGAATTCTTTTTGATCTGAATAAAATGCTTTATATAAATCTGGAACATCATCAGGAGAAAAGAAAGTAATATTACCACCTTCAAGCAATCGTTCATACATTAATTTATTAAATTGAAATGCGTAATCCATATGTCTTACACGAGTTTCATCTACACCTTTATTGTTTTTTAATACTACTAAATCTTCAAATTCGTAGTGCCATATTGGAAGATATACTGTTGCTGCTCCGCCTCTTACTCCACCTTGAGAGCAAGATTTGACTGCTGCTTGAAAGTATTTTAAGAATGGAATTAATCCAGTATGAACAACAGAACCATCTCCGATTCTTGCTCCTACACCTCTAATTCCACCTGCACCAATTCCAATTCCAGCTTTCTTACTTATATATTTGACAATAGATGTTGCAGTAGCATTAATAGAATCGAGACTATCGCCGGATTCAATAAGAACACAACTACTGAATTGTCTGGTAGGGGTGCGGACACCAGCCATAATTGGAGTCGGTAAAGATATGTAAAATTGTGATATTGCATCATAAAATTCCTTTACCCATTTCATTCTAGTTTGATCTATGTCGTCTTCGGGTTTAGATGTTGATCTATCGCCAGAAGATTCGAATAGTGTTAAAGCTACCATCATATATAACATTTGAGGAGATTCAAATACTTTCCCAGTTGATCGATCTTGGACTAAATACTTACCTCTAAATTGTTCCATTCCAGCGTATGTAAATGTAAAGTCTCGATCATGTTTAATATAATCATTAGCTTCGTTTAATTCTTTTTCATTATATCGCAGTAATACTGCTTCATCATAAATCTTCTCTTCAACATTATGTTTAATAAGATCTACTAAATTCCATGGTTCATATCCACCATAAACTTCTTTACGAAGCTTATAATTAATAAGTCTTGCTGCTACAAATTGATAATTTGGAGTGTGCTCATTGATTAATTCAGAAGCCGATTTAATTAATAATTCGTGCAAATCATACGCAGGAATATTATCGTATAATTGTATATTTGCTTTTAATTCGATTTCAGATACTGAAACCCCTGTGATTCCTTCAGTTGCCCAGAATAGGACTTTATGTATTTTATCTAAGTCAAATTCTTCTAACTTGCCATCTCTTTTAGTGACATTTATCGTCATGATTTATCCCATAATGTAAATTTGTTGTAAGGTATATTATACCACAATTACGTACAAATGTACATGTTTAATTATTTTTTAATATTTAATCTTTTTTCGATCTCCTCTATCCTCTTCATCATTAAAGGATAGTCTGCTTCAAATTTAGATTGTTTTTTTGTCAATTCAATATGATATTTATCAGAAAGGTATTCCATAAATTGATCAATTCTTGCTTGAAAATAGATTCCTATAGTAGTTGTAGAATACCATTTATAAAATTGAGATCCTATTACCGAAGTGAAAATACTCTTCAGCGTTAGAATAAACAAGAGATTCATTTACTTGACCTTGGATAGTCTCGTTATTGCTTTTACGTAATTAGGCATCCCATGATCCACAATTCCATCAAAGAATTTAAACTTCTTCCAAGAATTAAAAACACCATAAAGCAAATCTTTCCATGTTGGTTTAATTTGTTTATTACCAAATCTATCGAAATAAATCATTTCGCCATGGTGTCTAAAACCTAACCATGATGGAGGTATTCTTGTTACAATATCATTATTGTTTTGAAAACGTAAATGTGGACATGTAATATTTCTAATAAACTTTGGTCCACCTACTCTTGGAGATCCAAAAGTAAATAATTCGACTGGAGCATGTCGTGTAGCAGCTATAGTTGCCATTGCAGCACCTAATGAATGGCCACACATGTATATATCCTTTTTAACTTTAAGTTGTTCGTTATGTTCAATCTCTTTTAAGATATCCATCCAAAGATCATTGACCTCATCTTGGAACCCAGAATGAACTTTTCCCCCTGCCATTGCAGAGTTTTTAATTAATTTAAGATCTGCTGTTACATCATTTAGTTTACTTGGTTCTGTACCTCTAAATGCAAACCATAGATCGTTTCTGTCTTTTGCAATTAAGACTTCGGCACCATCTTTTGATATTAACTGAGCCCACGGAAATCCCATTTTTTTACATGCTGATTTTGCTGCTTTTTCAGACTTATATGCATGTGCTGAAAGTTTAGCAGCTATTAAAGCTCTTTCCATTTGAGTTATTTGTTCTTTGTGTCTTGTTGCCATTAGTCTTTTTTCACCTCGATTTTTCCACCTACGGCTTGTTCACCGTTAGGTAATGTAACGTTACGATAATAAACTACGACTTCTTGCACTTCACGTATATATCTACGTAACTCTTGCATATTATAAGCCATTAGTTCATAATCTTCAACAGATATAGCAAAAAATACTACATCGCCATTGTTCTTTTTCTTCACATCATCTAGAAATCTATCTAAATATGTATAGCCTTCGGGCCAATCAGGATTTTCTTTTCCTAATTTGCATACTCTTACAGGTTTACCGTTCTCTTTCAACAATCCATCGGGATGATCCATTTTAGGCCTTTTGCCTTCTTCATCTTTTACGCATGGGTTTACTATTTTAGCTGTTGATACTACATGCCACATTGGTTCTTTTAGATCAATGTTTCTAGGCATTGTAGGTTGAATAATATCAATTTGTATAGGTTTACTGGAAACCTCAATTTGTTTTGTCCCCATTAAGGAACAACCACTAATTATTAGGGTTAATATCGGTGCTAGGATCGTCCAGCGAATCGAGTTCTTTACTGTCATTTTCTATACTCTCAAATACGGCCGCAGTTTGTTCATTGGCTCTTGTTTCAATCATACCTGGTTTAGCTATTGCTAATTTATTTAGATTGTGCCTTCTAAATATATCCAGATAACCATTCATTTCTTGCTCTATCTGAGCATTCTTTGAAGCTAGTTGATTCAAGGCTTTACCTTGATTCTCATAACTTTCTTTTATTACTTTAATTGTTTCTTCTTGTTCTGCTACAGCAATCTCTAATTGCATATTATTCATTGTTAATGTTTGATTCTCTGAATACAACCACCAACATGCTAAACCAAGAATAGCTATTAATCCAATTAAAAACTGTTGCATTATGCATTATCCTCAATGTATTGCTTTAACTGTCCTACAGTAAAAAGCGTTTCAGCATCTTCATCTGGTATTTCAACATCAAATTGCTCTTCAACATCCATAATTACTTCTACTATATTAAGTGAATCTGCTCCAAGATCTTCAACAAAGTTTGATGCATCCTTGATTGAATCTATATCTACTTTTAGATTTTCTGCTATTATTTTTTCAACTGACATTTATATCTCCGATTTCTTCATGGTTTCTGTCATATAATCCATAGGTGTAGCGGCATTTAATTCCACTATTGTTCCTTCCATTGTTTTAAATCTCATTTTCTTTGGACCTATTTTATAAAATTTACGTACGTCCCAACTTTTAATTAACACATCTACTACCTCACCTTCACTATTATATTTGGTGTGCGTTACATGTAGATGTTGATGATTCTCGAAAAGAGATAGAATAAATTGCCATACTCTGGCAAAAAATGAACCGATCATTACAAAATATTTTTTCATTATACTTGTTGTTTAGCCAACTTAGCAGATCTATTTGCAAGAATCCTTTTTACTAATTTTCTTCCTTCTTTTGTTCTACCGTCATACATTGGCTTAGACTTATTTTTCTTCTTTTTGCTGGTTTGTACATCAGCTGGCATAGAAACACCACCTCCACCTACGGAGTTAGCTGCTTCTTCCCATTGTTTAAAAGTATTCATCTAATTATGTCTCCATTATGTATATATATCTTTTGATTTGTCAATACGTGATGTACTTCATACATTGGTATTGCGCATATATACCCAGAAG